GAATACTCTAATCGGCACACCCCCCACCTTCGTGGGGTAGGACCATCGTCCTTCCCGATTAGGTAACCAAGTGAAGACCCATTAACCTAACTCTAACCTACTAGTCATCGCTACGTAATTCATTCTCCAGTAAAGAGCTTTCGCTCTTTACGAAGGTGATTACTCGATTAACTAATAAGTTGGGTGTTCCCCGCTCGATTTCATATCGCCCTGATATGATTCGGCGCGGGTCTGGCAATCAGTTCAGTTCGCAAGTGATGATGTCTCATCACGAGCGTTCTTGAACGATTTGCGAGATGGTTTTTGATTCTGACATTATTTCAACTCCCTTCTCGTGGAGAAGGGATAGTGGAGGAATTTCACTAGGGATTGGCAGTAATTCCTCATGATTATAAAAGGATTTCAACGTATCGTTGATCTTTTTATGATTAGAGACAATGGCTGATTCAATGGCTTGCATGTGATGGGCTGCAACAACCTCCAGAAGAAATTCTGTGTTGTATGCTCACCTATTACATCCGAGGTCAAAACGGCATGATGATAAGAATCTCTGGGACGCTGTCCCAGCGATATTCCTATCACCATAGCTCGTTATGATCTCGTGCAGGTCATTCAATCTTGAAACTCTATTAGACAACCGAGTCGCTTGACTCGGTGCTATTTTGAGTTTCAGTAAAGCCTTGATACTGCCGGGATTAACTGGGTTAAGGTTAACCCGGTCCCTAAGGTTGTAGAGGATAGATCATAATTGTCCTCAATGACTCATTGAGTCCAATATTGATCTAACACTTATTGGTGATAGTTCGATTCCGTTGTGGAATCATCTCTTTGCAAATTCTATAGTATCCTCGGATATTACAGATTTTGTAAGATTGATTTCCACACCGAGATCAGCCATTACCTCTAAGTATTTCTCTGCAACCTTGTTATCGTGGATCACCACATCATCACCTAGTAATGCATAGTTTGTGAACATATGAATACCCATTGGATTCGGAGATTTCCGTTCCTTTGAGTAAACATGGTCCGCACAACTCTGTATTACAATGTGATGGCATAGTGTGAAAACGGCTCAAGATGTGTAAGCTCCCATGGGTTGCCCGCATTCATATCGAATGTCGGATCCATCGCAGTTTACATCATATTGGGTCATGATCTCATACCATGCTTTTGCTTTCTCTTCACCAATGATCACTGATAGAATTCTTCTCTGCACGATTGCAGGGAACCTATCAGTGGCGGCGGTTAAGTCAAAACAATGATGTGGTCCTGGGGCT